CGTAGTAACATTATTAAATGATAATTGGAGAAACCTATACAAAAACAAATGGTATAGACACAAAGCTGACGTACAACACTTTATAGATAACTATATATTGAAGGAGTATAAACAATGAAATTAACACTNGATGTAGAAAATACAGTAACTAAGAGAGGTGGCAAGATGCACCTTGATCCNTTTGAGCCTACCAATAAATTAGTTATGGTGGGTTGTCTAACAGACACAGGTAAGGAATATCTATTCAGAGATAACTTTGATGGAGTACAAGAACTGCTAGATCAAGCTACAATACTTATTGGTCACAATATATCTTACGACTTAATGTGGTTGTGGGAATGTGGTTTTAAGTATGAAGGTAGTGTGTTTGACACTATGTTAGCAGAGTACGTGCTACAGAGAGGTATAAAGAAACCTCTGTCACTAGAAGCATGTGCAGAAAGATATGACTTAGATACAAAGAAGCAGGATACACTGAAGGAATACTTCAAGAAAGATATGGGAGTTGACGAGATACCACCTGAAGAATTGTCTGAGTATCTTTCAGCAGACTTACATGCTACACAGCAACTATCTGATGAACTGTATAGAAAGCTAAATACAATAGAGTATAGTGGTCTAATGGAAACAGTAGTACTAAGTAATAGTGTATCTATAGTTTTAGCTAAGATATACTCAAGAGGGTTTGCTGTTAATCTAAGTAAGCTAGAAGAAGTTCGTTCTGAGTTTGAGAAAGAAAAGATTGAGACAGAGAAGAGACTGCGTTTACAAGTGTCTAATCTAATGGGTGACACATCTATTAATTTGAATAGTCCTGAGCAAATGTCTTGGGTTATATATAGTCGTAAACCTAAAGAAAAAACAACATGGTTGAATCACTTTCATCCTTATATGAATAAGGCAGACTTAGTACGTAACATAAATACACATTCAGATATAGTATATAAAACTACAGCAGTTAGATGCTCTCATTGTTACGGAACAGGTAGACTTAGAAAGATAAAGAAAGATGGCACACCCTATATTAATCAACCTAAGTGTGATAAGTGTGAGGGTAGTGGTTATATATTTAAACCGTCTAGTAATGTAGCAGGATTTAAGTTTAATCCACCAACTGCTAAGTGGGTTACTGCCAACGGTTTTAGTGTTAATAAAAATATGTTAGCTATACTACAGAGATCAGCTAGAAATACAAATAGACAAGATGCTTATAACTTCTTAACTGATCTACAAAGGGTATCAGCACTAGATACATACTTGTCCTCTTTTGTGGAAGGCATAAATATATATGTAAAACCTGATAAGAAATTACATGTTAGGTTACTACAACACAGAACCTCTACAGGTAGATTTAGTGGTGCTGATCCTAATATGCAGAATATGCCTAGAGGTGGTACATTCCCTGTTAAGAGAGTGTTTGTATCAAGATGGAATGGGGGAAAGATACTAGAAGCAGACTTTGCTCAACTAGAGTTTAGGGCAGCAGCTTTCCTATCACAAGACAAAACAGCAATGAAGGAGATTGAAGATGGATTTGATGTACATGCGTACACTGCTTCTGTTATTACAGAATCAGGTCAGAAGACTAGCAGGCAAGAAGCAAAAGCTCATACCTTTGCACCCCTCTATGGAGCAACAGGGTTTGGGAGAACGTCTGCTGAAGCAAAATATTATGAGCAGTTCACAGAAAAGTACCAAGGCATCAAGCTATGGCACTCCAGATTGGCTAAAGAAGCTCTAGAAAAAAGAATGATAACTACACCATCAGGTAGACAGTTTGCTTTTCCTGATGTAGAACGAAGAAGAAATGGCACTGTTAGTCACTTTACACAGATAAAGAATTATCCTGTACAGTCATTTGCTACTGCTGATATAGTTCCTCTAGTGTTAATACACATGGAGAACTTACTGTCTACACATAAATCTTGTATAGTAAACTCTGTACATGACTCTGTAGTAGTTGATATACACCCTGAAGAAGTAAATCAGGTTTTATATATAATTAAAAAACTTAATAATGATCTGCAAAATATTATTGAAACACAGTTTAAGATTAAGTTTAATGTGCCATTGTTACTTGAAGCAAAAATGGGTGATAATTGGCTTGACACTAAAGACGTTGCGTGATATAACTACGGAACTTACATAAATAGAAAGGAAGATAAATGACAGAAATAATGACAATAGACACTAATAACTACAATGCTATGGCTAAAGCTATGGGTATTGCAGGTGAGGGTACTACTACACCTAAAAAAAGTAATAACCTTAATAGGTTAAGAATATGGCACTCACCATTAATGGGTTATGAGGAAGTTAATGGTAAGAATAAAAAGACTGAGATAATAGAAGGTGGAGCATATCGTCTAGAAGTATTAGATGGAGATACCTCTACATTTTATTATGCAAATGAGATGTCAGTCAGACCTTTTATGCAAAGATTTATGTATAGAAGATACGTAGCAAATACTAATGCAAAGCAAGGAGAACCAAAGGGAACTTATCAAAGAACTATTATGGCAGACACCCTTAATATGGATTTAAAAGATAACACAGGTAAGTTTAACTGTGGTAAACCTACAGGTTATGTAAAGGACTTCAAGGCATTGCCCTCTGATATGCAAGACTTAATACGACAGATAAAACGAGTAAGAGTTGTTTTTGGTACTGTTCAATTAGTAGGTGCAAAGGATGCAAACGGAGACGATGTTTCGTTAGAATCACTTCCTTTCATATGGGAGATAGATAATAAGGATGCCTATAAGACAGTAGGGGATAGGTTTACTGAGTTTACAAATAAACAGAGACTACCACTACAGCATAGTATTTACTTTGACAAGACAGAAGAAAACCCATTACCAAATGGAAGTTCTTTCTATACTCCTGTTGCTAAGATAGATATGACTAAATCTTTAGATATTAGTAGCGAAGATCATAAGTTATTCTCTGATTTTATGGATTGGGTTAAAAACTTTAATGACTATATCTATAAGGATTGGGATGAAAAGGCTTATGCTAATCAAAAGGAATCTTCTCAAGAAGACATTGATACTGTTGAGCAGTTCATTGATGTTGAATTAGAAGAAGGAGTAGCATAATGAATCACCCTGCTGAACTGAAAGTGCATCAGTATATGTCTGATGCTGTAAATGGTAAGTCTACTATGTCTGAGGAAGTAATTGAACAGGTAGGTAATGACGTAAAAAATGCACTTAGAAAGCAGTTTGGTGGGGAGAACCCTCGTGGTGATTTTAAACTACGAATGTCCAACTTGGGCAGACCTACTTGCCAACTATGGTTTGACAAGAATAAACCTGAAGTGGCTTCAGCTAAACCTAATAGTTTTATGATGAACATGATGTTAGGTGATATAGTTGAAGCTGTCTTCAAAGGTTTATTAAGAGGTGCAGGAGTCAAGTACGAAGAGCCTGAGCATGTAACCCTAGAAGTTGGTGATACAAAGGTATCAGGAACTTATGACTTAGTTATAGATGGTGCTGTTGATGATGTTAAGTCAGCTTCAGGTTGGTCATATGATAATAAGTTCATTGACTTTTACACTGTTCAAATGGGTGATCCCTTTGGATATGTAGCTCAACTAATAGGTTATGCAAAAGCTGCTAAAAAGAAAGTAGGTGGTTGGTGGGTAGTTAATAAAGCTAATGGTAAGTTTAAGTACGTATCTGCTAAGGAAAGTAATGTAGAAGACACTATGATAACAATTCAAAAAACTATTAATAAGGTAAAAACAAATAAGTTTGAGAGGTGCTATGAGGATTCAGCAGAAACGTGGAGAGGTAAACCTACAGGAAACAGAAGACTAGGAATTACTTGTGGCTTCTGTGACTACAAACATGCCTGTTGGGAAAACTTGAAGGAACTACCATCTGTTATGTCAAAAGCTAAGATACCACCTACTGTATATTATACAGAACTAACAGAAGAGTATGCCTAAATGTCTCCTCATAAGGTAAGACGAGAAGCAATAAAGTATGGGTATAGAAGTGGACTAGAGCATAAGATTTCTATGGCTCTTGATACAATAAAGTATAATTACGATTATGAGAGTATCAAGATAGAGTGGGAAGACTTAGCCTATCGCACCTATACCCCTGACTTTATACTAAACAATGGTATAATAATAGAAACAAAGGGAAGGTTTTTAACAACAGATAGAAGAAAGCACCTGTGCATAAAGAAGCAACACCCTAAGCTAGATATTAGATTTGTATTTACAAATAGTCGAAGTAAACTAAGCAAAGGTGCGAAATCTACATATGCAGAGTGGTGTATTAAATATGGATTTAGATACTATGATAGGATCATTCCTGAAGATTGGTTAAAAGAAAAAGGAAAAAACAAGCACCCTAAATTCATAAAGTTTTTAGGTAAAAAAATAAGGAGATAATAATGAAAAAAAATATGTTTGATAGAAGACCTGAGTGTTGTTATAT